TGGACTTGTTGGATGGCAGTAAAAGTCTTGCCAGACTTGCGACAGGATATATCAACTATTTATTAACAGAAGAAGGAGACTACTAAAATGGATGAATTTATTAAAATTGTATGTTCAAGTCAGCTTGACAATGAAACCGGAAATGCCTTTGTTGAATACTTCTCACCCTTAACAGAGAAGCTAAAAGGGTTATTAAGTGAAAATTTATATTCAGAGTTCGAGGAACTGCTTTTTAGTTGCTGTGCAAAGAATAATGATTTTTACATGACGGAAGGCGCAAAACTCGCTATAGAAATAATGAAAGGTTCTTACATTCCGAAAGTCTGACACAATTCCGGCGGCGATTCAAACCGCCGGATTTATTTTTGCCCTAGCGCAACGAAATTTTCTTTCGTGAAAATCAAAGACCGCGCCGAATAATCGCTTTTGCTCAACTCTTCTATCAGCTTTTCCCTAGTCATTTCCGGATTCGTCCGGTGCACGTACTGTAAGAGTTCTGAAATTTTATCCATTATGCAACCTCCATAAGTTTAATCAATAGTCTGTCTGCTATTTCAAATACTTCTCTTCCGTATGTAGCCAAGAAGTCCGCTACAATTTCCTCTGTATCAATATCCATGTATACATTATACGAAAGACAGAACGCATGACATAATTCATGGCATAACACACGGTCAAGGAACCTTCCGCGTAGATCATCCGCAAGATATATTGTTTTCGTGTCTCTGTCGGTCATGCCTACAGTTCTGCTTCCGTCACTTCTCTGTAGCGTATCGCTGTAACGCGATACTTTGGCCAAATTCCACATTTCATTGTTTATCGTGAACAATTTACCACCTCGCAAACAAAGAGGGCAAAATGCCCTCTCTATTACATTTTCGTGACAAGTGTAGTCAGCTTTGTCTTGGTCAACTGTTTCTCTTCTGGGGACATACCGGAGAACAGTTCGGTCACATCTTCCGAAAGAGATTTCATGTACTTTTCGAGTTCTTTCATCTTTGCGTCCTTATCTTCCGGTGAATTTCCGTTATGCATTTCCTTTGTTTCCATGTAGCTTCTTCGGCTCATACCGGCTCTGCCCTCTCTTGCATCGTGAGTACCGGTACTCATGCCATTATTTCCGCTCATAGGCTCTGAATAATACATCTTTCCCATACTCATTCTGTCAAGGTCTCTCATTCGGTCGTATTCCGGCATTCTCTCCCATTCGTGGTAATCTTCCGGCATCTGATGATAATATGGCGGTTCCACATATCCTCTGCGTGTTCCGCGTCCTTTCGGTGCGAATCTGCCATTTGCATAGCGGTAATGGTCGTAATATCGTCTGTCCGGATAATCTTCGTACTGTTCAAGCGTACGCATAATATCCTCATTGTCTTCAGACTTTTTCATAGCTTCAACAATGTTGTAGTCCTTGTCAAAGCATACGATGTTCTTTGCAATCTCCGTCCAATCCTTGAGATCATCAAGGTTTTGTCCCTCAAAATTCTCAATTCCAATGCCGTCAACGTGGGCTTTCACGCAATCCATAATCTGTTTCGCAAACTTATGCATAATATCAAGCCTCCCTTACTGCAATCAAATTACTGTTCTGCACTTCAATAGCCTGCGTGGACGTATTCTGCACGGCTACGGTACTGCAACAACCGCAAGGCACATCAACATATGCCTGTGCTGATACATTAAAGAAATTCTCAACTGCCGCAGGGGTCACGATCATCTTTGTTGACTGTAAAGGCTCTCCGTCTACTGCAATGGCAAGCGAAATCTCTCCAACTGTGCCGCCTGTCGGAATCTGAATGTTGCCGGAATACGATACCAAAAATCTAGCTTTGCACTGATTGGTGATACCTCTTAGCTTGATAATTCCACTTCCCTGTCTGTGTACGATACATTTTGTTCCGTTCACTGCTGTTTCTGTGAACGCAACATCTTCTCCAGCAGCAACGGTTTGTAATGCAATTCCTGTTACTTCCATTATTTTTACCTCTCTTTCACAAAAATAAGGGCAAACATTATAGCCTGCCCTTTGATTATAAGTAATACTGCATAGCAGACATAATCGAGTTAAACTCAATTAAGATACTCAATTATTAAGTTTTAGCATCCGCAACCTGTATTGCAACCGCAACCATATGCATAAGCATTTGGGTTAGGTACGACATATGCCGGGATAGCGGACGGATTTACTGCATTGATAATCTGCTGTGTCTGAGCTGCCATCTGAGTTGTAAGCAGTGCGCTCTGACGATCCTGTGAAGCAGCTCTGCGTAAATCGTTGTTCTCTGCTGTAAGTGTTGCTATCTTATCCTGGCATAAGTAGTCAAGAATTGCTCTAGTACCTGCATTCTGGCTATCAATAATGTCTCTTGTGTTGCTATTCATGGTGTTCTGCAAAGCACAAGTGTTAGTTGCCATGTTGTAGTTTACACCCTGAATGGCTTCTCTCGTCTCGCAGCAGCAGTTAGCAAGCTGTGCCTGTAAAGCGTTTGTATTCTGCATATTAGCGACTGTATCAGCGTTAATAGCCTGCTGGATGCCATAACCGGTCTGCATGATATTTGTGTTAATACCATTAAAACCAGTAAGCATGCTATTGTTCATAGCGTAGAATCCATCACAAAGTCCGTTAGAAATGCCGTCTAACTTGCTGATAACTGCTGAATTATCAAATCCTCTCTGAATATCAGCCTGTGTAGCCGCTGTTGCAACATAGCCACCGCCATTATTGCCACCAAAACCGCCAAATCCACCATTGCCCCATCCAAAAAGTAAAGCAAATACAACGATTATCCAAAGCCATCCACCGTCAGCCCATCCGCCGTTATTGCCATTGCCGTCAATATTAGCGACTAATGGTACGCTGGCACAATTTGAGTTTGAAAACATATTGTTACCTCCTAAAAATATATTCATAAAGATGTCACCTAGGTAATTTGCAAAGACATCTAATATGCTACTAATTACCAAATCTGCTTTTTATCTGATTAAATACATCATCTGCATTTAATCCCTTTTCCTTGCATAAATTTCTAGCCATCTGCTCTATGCCTTGCATATTACCCTGCTGTGCCATCTGCATAGTGTTTTTTATCATAGGATTGCTCATAATCTGATTATTTCCCATCATCTGCTGTATAAACTGTTGCGGACCAGCTTTCATCATCTGAAAAATGTTAATTGGGTTCATTCTTCATCACCGCCTTTGCTTTGAGTTCTTGAAGTTTTTCTCTGTGTTCCTAAAGATTTATCAAATCTATCTTCTAACTGTCCTATTTTCTCTGATAACTCTTCAAACTTATTTAAGAATAGCTGTGTGCTTTCGTCTGATAGGGTAAATTTAGCGTTTTCTGCGTTAGACATAGAATTTGCTGCCTGATTATCTTTTGGGGCTGTATAAGGCTTATACACAATTGTTCTAATTGTTCCGTCAGCATTCCAACCCTTAACATAAATCTCTGACATATCCTGCTTAGGAAAAAAAGCCATTGAGCCATCCATAGGCACTTCATTTGCATTAATATTTT